ATCATTTGGTTGCTGACGTCAAGGCACAAGGGGAAGACAAATTTACTAGGGAAATATTATACATTTGCTCAAACAGAGGCACAATGAGTTATTTGGAAGCCAAAGAACAGTTTGACAGAAGAGTACTCGAAACAGACGACTACTACAATGGCATTATTAATGTTCGCGTAGGCGGATCCAAAGTCCTAAAAGAAGAATTAAAATCTCACAAGGCTTAACATAGCAACACCATTGATAGAAATATCCAGGAAATGCAGTTGATAAAACGTTAGGTGAATCCTGAGTTGCAAGGCAAGTGCTTACTCAAGGCACAAAAGAAGATGCTCTGTGAAAAAGATACAACATCACAACTACTCACTTTGTTTGTGAAGGGTGGGTCAGTTGCCCGTGACTATGAAGTCTGGAATAGGGAGTTGGCGGGTCACCGCTTCCGTTCGAAAGAAATTTCCTCTCACACAATGGCAGGCTAATCTCGCATGATGGCTCCTACTTTGCCCAAACGGGTGAAGTATGGATCAACTATCTGCATGATGCGACACATAACTTCGTTATGTTGATTGCTTAAATGCTGAGCGTTTAGCGAAGCAGAACGACGCAGTCGTTCTTAAACATTAGGATCAAACTGTTCACAATCCAACCACAAACTCTTATCAGGGTCTGCACTCTGAACATAGCGGAGTTTTGTGTGACTCCAATCTCTAACTTCCAATTCTTCCAACACACTTTGTTGATACACATGGATCACTTTGGGATCCATCTTTAAAATTTTTTTAACGGCGTCCCTGTCAGGACGTGACTCGTAGGTCTGAATGGTGGTCACATTTGGCATCTTGGAAAAATCTCTCGCATATTTGTCGCCGCGGAGCCACGTGAGTGGCCCTACATCCTGACTCATCAGTTTGAGTTCGTCCGCTCTGTGTCGCCAGTGTATGTTCTTTTCATCAAATCCTAACTCCACTAATCTATCGTAGGTCTTGGAACCCACTGCATAAATTTTCTGATTGAGTAATTTTTTGAGACTGTGTTTGTAATGATTGACGGATTCGATGTGTGTGATAATTAAGCCTTGCGGCGTGGCGGGATCATGGTCCACTGTATATGTCTTCATACAGGGTATCCAGATGTCATCTCCGTTCAGTTCCGCAGGTTTGGTGATTTGCGTGTATACTTGCATAGGTGTATTATTTAGAACAGGTGGTTTCATCATTAAAACAGCATATTTGATTCTAGATGTCTGTAAGGTAGATATTTTTACACTTTATATATTGTGTTGGTTTGCATTAAAAGAACGGTTGTCCTGTCTTTTTGGCTGTGTCCAGATTGTCTTTGATCACTTTTGCCATGATCTCTCTGTCTTCAGGTGCACTCATGTATATCTCTTCCATGGTGACACCACCACGCATGAACCAAGCAATTTTTGTGAGTTCTGCTTTGAAGTTCTTGATTTCATTTTCCATATCCTTGGCCATTTTAAGGATCTCAGAAATATCCAGTGTGGAAATTTTTAAGCGAAAAAATTTGCTGTATCGAACTGTATAGGTAGTTTGAAAGATTCTGGAGCACCTTCTTTGCGTTCTTCTTCTGTGGTTGTGATTGTCATTTCAGGAAGTGCAAAGGCATCTCTCTGTTTTTCTAGATGATCCAGTATTGCTTGGAAGAATCCTTTTTCGGCATTTTCAATAAACTCTGCTATCATGGCTTTGTCTGTTACAGTCTGTCCATCAACTTTCACAGATACCACAGTTTCAGTGACCATGCCGACATTTAACGCAGTCAATTTTGTTAAACTCTGTTGAAATCTTTTCAGTTTGTCTTCTTCAGGTATGTCTTGGTTTCTGATTGTTTCTTGTAAACGTGCTTCTTCAAAAGATTTAATTGCCATCTTTGTAAATTGATTGTAATTCAAAGGATTCGTTTTCACTTCCATGTCTGCCACAAACACAGTTTCTTGATATTTTGCTGAAAGCAGTTTGTCCAGAGATGATTGTAAATCTAATTCAAAGTCTCTTTGTATTTTTGTGTTAGGTATTGTGACTGGCACAGACATCTTGTCGCCGTAGGTAGCCATTCTAATCGCAATCAGTACAGCATCAACATCTATGCTAGGCATTGACCAAGCATTCTTTATGGCTGGCACACAACTCTGTATCACTGTTACAGTGGCTTCACCGTTTAATAATGCATCTGGTGTTTTGAAAAGTAGTTCGTCTTTTGCTGTCATCGGGTACACAGCAATCTCTCCTGACTCCGAAACGTCTATCGCTCCTTCAGGATAAAATTTATAACCGCTAGGCAGTTTGATATACTGCTTGGGTTGTCTGTAATATTTTTTTAAAGGATTCGCTTGTGGTGTTTGTCCTTGTTGCAATTCTGTCATTTTATCTCCAATAAATACAAAAAAGTGTTACGCACTTTTTAATATACACATATTTAGTGATGAGTATAAAGTGCGTACTTAATGATTGGATTTAAATACAATTTGGTAATATGGCAGATTTAACACCAGATCAATTGGATGCATTGGCAAGGGGCATAGCCACCTCAGGCATTGCTCAGGAAAAAACATTACAAGCATTGGTAAAAGCACTGGGCGGAAGCACAGGCATGGCGGCAGTGGCCCAAGCCACAGGAAAGACTGCCAAAGAAATGAAAACTGTGGGTTCGTATTTGCAAGACCTCAGTGAAGATTTAGAAGAAACAAGCACAGGATTAAACAAATATGCCAAATTTCAAAACAGACTCAACATCGGTGTTTCATTAGCCACTGGTACCCTAAAAGACCTTGGAGGCACAGTGAGAATTGCCACTGGACAAATGGGTCTATTAGGACAGACTGTTGGTTACATCGCGTCTACACTTTTGGATGCGTTGGCTGACAATGTTGAATTCTACAGAACACTTTCTACTGTAGGTGCAACAGCAGGACAAAGCATCAGTGATCTTAGACGAGTGTCCGGACTAACGGGATTGACAATGGGACAACTAACTCAGGCAGTGGCGGCGGCCCAAGGCAATCTTGCCTTACTAGGTGGAACTGCTGGTCAAGGATTCCAAAGATTTTCACAAGCACTCATAGAACTGTCACAAGGTGAAACATTCGAAAAATTAACTGGTCTAGGATTTACAATGGACAGAATTGCCGAAGGTGCAGGTGAATATTTAGAAATTCAAACTCAATTAGGCAGAACACAAACAATGACTTCAAGAGAACTTGCCTCAGGTGCGGATGAATACTTGACTAACCTTGACCTGTTAACAAGGCTTACAGGAAAAAATAGAGATATGTTGGCACAAGAAATGAAACAGAATGCCGCGGACTCTAGATTAAAATTACAGATGGCTGGTATGGATCAAAAACAACAAGCAGTGATACAAAGAGCATTATCATTAACAGATAAAGGTTCACAAGAACTTGGACAGTCATTAAGGAATTTAATTGCAACAGGAGGTATTCCTACCAATGCAAGAGAGGCTGGTATTCTACAGTTGCAAGGATTCAGTCAAGCACTTGAAAGAGTAAGCAGAGGTGAGGAAGGTTCTGTGGAGCAGTTGATGGGCGTGTTCCAATCAGCCGCAATAGAGACAGGAAATCTAAGTGCAGAAGAAAGACAAAGATTTGCACAATTAAAACAATTCGGCGTGGATTTCTTTGATGTAAGATTTGAAACTATTGGTTTTAAAAATGCACTAGGAGATTTACAGAAAGTAACTGAAGAACAAAAAAATGCACAGGAAGCCGCAGGTACATCTGCTCTACAATTTGATAGAGCAACGCAAAGACTAAGAACAGCATTCGCGGCAGTGTTGGCTCCGGCAACAACAACATTAGCAAAATTGTTTACTGTTATTGCTATTCCTTTAGAAGGACTAGGCAATATGTTATCAGCCTTGACTGAACAAATGGGTAAATTCGGTGATGTAGTAGGTGTTGCTATCTTGGCACTAGGAGGATACGGTGGAGCCTTTCTAACAAAGATGGGTGCAAAAGGTGTTGGTAAGGCTGGCTCATATCTCACAGGCGGTGCAGGTGGTGGCGGTGCTGTTACTAAAATAGGATCAAGCATAGGTGGACTTGCTAAAGGAATAGGTGCAGGTGCAGGAAAAATATTTTCTCTATTAGGAAGAGCATTAGGCACATTGGCTAATCCTAAAATTTTATTAGGTGCAGGTATAATATCAGGTGCCATTGCAATCTTAGGTGCAGGTATTGCCGGCGCCACATATCTAATGGGTGGTGCATTAGAAAAGTTTTCAGTTGGTATGGAATCCATCACCAACATAGATGGTTCAGCACTCAAAGACACAGCAGATGGTTTGAAAACATTGGCAGGTGCAATGGTGTCAATGGGAAATGCCACAAGTGCATCAGCCACAGGCTTTTTTGGAAAACTTTTTGGTGGCGGACCAGAAAACTTTGCCAAAAGTGTCAATGCAACGCTGGATTCTCTTGACAAAAGCAAGATTGATATGTATGCTAACAGTTTAAGTAATCTTGGCGAAGCAATGAACAGTTTGAATACAGGTATGTCAGGCACAATCACAACTTCCGCAAGTGAAACGCAAAACAAGTTGGATAAGTTAAATACTACAATGGAACAAGTTTTAATGGTGATGAGCGAGAACAACAAATTTGCTAAGAACGTATCAGACAATACAAAAATAGTGGCGGATAACACATAATGAGTTGGAAAAAATTTTTTAGTGAAGTACCAGTTGCAGGAGCATCTGATGGTACATATTCAGCAATGGGCGGCGGTATAACAGGCAAACCTGGACCAGCACGTTCTAACTATTCATCATATCTTCCAGATGTGTACAGCGGTGCACCAAACAGAATAGAAAGATATGGACAATACAATGTGATGGATATGGACAGTGAGGTTAATGCCGCACTTGATATTCTTGCAGAATTTTGCACACAGAACAACACACAGAACAATACTCCATTCAAATTCACATACAATCAGAAAGCAACCAACACAGAAGTACAGATTATTGAACAATATTTGCATCAGTGGTGCAAATTAAATGATTTAAACAAAAGAATTTTTAAAGTAATGCGTAATGTATTCAAATACGGTGATGCATTCTTTATTAGAGATCCAGAAACAAAGAAATTGTTTCATGTTGATCCAGCAAAAGTTTCTAAAATTATTGTAAATGAAAGCACAGGAAAAACTCCTGAACAATATGTTGTAAGAGACATCAACTTTAACTTTAGAAATCTTGTAGCAACAACTCCATATCAAACGACCGGTAATGTTACTGGCGGTGGTTCAGGATATTTAACAGGTGGTGTAAGAGGCATGGTTGGTGCAAACTATCAAGATTCACCAGGAACAAGATTTGCAACAGGACAAAGAGAAATTGCTGTTGATGCCAAGCATATGTTCCATTTAAGTTTGAGCGAAGGTCTAGATTTAAACTTTCCATTTGGAAACAGTCTATTAGAAAGTGTTTTTAAAGTTTACAAACAAAAAGAATTACTAGAAGATGCAATTATAATTTACAGAGTACAAAGAGCACCTGAACGTAGAGTGTTTTACATTGACGTAGGTAATATGCCATCGCACTTGGCAATGCAATTTGTAGAAAGAGTTAAAACAGAAATACACCAAAGACGTATTCCGTCAAGCACAGGTGGTGGTACAAACGTAATTGATTCAAGTTACAATCCATTATCAATCAATGAAGATTATTTCTTCCCACAAACAGCAGAAGGTAGAGGTTCTAAAGTAGAAACATTACCAGGTGGTACTAATTTAGGTGAGATTGATGACCTAAAATACTTTACAAACAAACTATTAAGAGGTTTACGTATACCAAGTTCTTATTTGCCAACAGGTGCAGATGATGGACAGAGCCAATACAATGATGGTAGAGTAGGCACAGCATACATTCAAGAATTAAGATTCAACAAATACTGCGAAAGATTACAAAACATGGTATCAAATGAATTCAATCAAGAGTTCAAACAGTATTTGATAGAAAAAGGTGTTAACATTGACATCGCAATGTTTGATATCAAGTTTAATCCACCAATGAACTTTGCTTCTTACAGACAAGCAGAGGTCGATAACAACAGAATTTCTACTTACACACAGATTGCTCAGGTACCATTTGTGAGCAAACGTTATGCACTTTCAAGATTCTTAGGATTAACTCCAGAAGAAATGGCAGAAAACGAAAGATTGTGGAGAGAAGAAAATGATGAAACCACACAGGCTAAACCTACAACTTCAGCAACCGAGTTAAGAAGTGCAGGCGTAAGCACAGCAGGTATTCAAGCAGACTTAGATGCGGCTGAACCAGAAGCACCAGCAACTGAACCAGGCGAAGACGGAGCCGGTACACCAGGAGCAGGTACTCCACCAGACGCAGGAACCACAACTCCAGGCGCTTAAACATAAATATCGTTATGATACTACGTGAACTATTTTATTTCGACAAAATTTCCACTGAATCAGGAGAACAAAAAGAGTATGATCCTAGTTCAGACCAGGGTGTCATGGGTGTAAGCGACACTCGTAAAACACGTCTTACATTAAAGCAGATCAACAAAGCACGTAAAGCCGGAGAATTCCACAAAGACGAACAACAGAAAGAGTTGACTTTTGTGAGAAAAATGTACGGCGCCGCTAATCAACCAGAGGTATAATAGATGTCCGTGGCATTTGTACTGGGCAACGGTCTCAGTCGTAAGCCTATACCATTGGAGCCTCTGAAACAACACGGCAAAGTGTATGCCTGCAATGCCGTTTACAGAACATTCACACCAGATTACCTTGTGGCAGTCGATGCCAAGATGATCAATGAGATCTGCACTGCTGATGCACACAGAAAAATGCCAGTTTGGACCAATCCAAATAGAGCATATAAAAAGTGGAATGGCTTAAACTTCTTTGAGCCCAGTCTAGGTTGGTCATCAGGACCCACAGCACTGTATCTAGCCACACTGAAAGAGCATCAACTGATCTATATATTGGGTTTTGACTTTATAGGTAACCCAGATGGCAAACTCAACAACATATATGGCGACACACCCAACTACAAAAAGAACACAGACGTGGCAACCTATCATGGCAACTGGAATAGACAAACTTCAATCATATTACAGAAGAATGGATTGAAAAGATTTGTGCGAGTTGTACCTGAGGGAACACACGTGTTTGAAGCAAAAGACTTGAAGAAGTATACGAATTACAGTGAAATCACTGTGCAAGAGTTCAAAAGACGCTTTCACCTGTAAAATCGGCGTCGAAAACAGTCTCTAACGGCCCGTTATCTACCATTTTTACCAACAATAATGTAAATAATAAGGACAGTCTTATCAAAAACAGTTAATAGGAGAAAAAACAATGTCAGATAAAAGTAAATTCGAGCAAATGCTTGAAAAATTGATCGCTGACGACAAATCAGCGGCAGAAGAGATTTTCCACAATATCGTTGTAGAAAAATCAAGATCAATCTACGAAGGTCTTTTAGAAGATGATATCAAAGATATCGAAGTAGAAGAAAAAGCAGAAGACAAAGTAGAAGAAAAAACAGAAGATAAAGCAGAAGACAAAGAAGAAGCAACTACAGAAGCGTCTAAAGAAGATAAAAAAGAAGACGACAAAGTAGAAGAAAAGGCTTCTGATGAGTCTAAAGAAGACGAAGCAGTCGAAGAAGCATCTAAAGACGAAGAAACTAAAGAAGAAGAGTCTAAAGATGAAGAAGCAACTGACGAATCTCTTGTAGATGCGGA